TTGCCAACGTATGGAACACTGAAAACGCCGCCAACAGCCGCGCTACCGACCGCGCCGCTTGCGACCGGCTCGCATGTAATCAGCGGAATTCCATACACATCAAACAGGTAGCCGCCTGTATATGCCGACGGCGCTGTGAAGTGAAACCTGTTTCCCGGGCTTACATAGTTTAGTAAATTCGCCATTGTTCAAAGTCTCCTTTCAGAGTTGTTGTTGTTGTTTCAATTACGCACCGGCGCTCTTTACGCCTGCACGCCATTCAGCCGCTGCAACACCAAAGTCCCAGTAGATGCGCCATGCAACGCCGAGCGTATCCACATCCTGATCAAGGCCGAAGTATTCGACCGTGGGCGTTTCCACGCCGTTCAGATAAGCGATTTCGTAGCATGGAAGCACTTCTGGGTCTGCCAGCAGATAGGAATACGTGTTGGATGCACCGCCGCCCGCGGATGCTTTTTCAAGCCATGGGGAAACAACAGGCGCACCGCCAAATTTGCCAGCATAGATGTTCGTCGCACCAGCCAGTTTTGCAGAATTTCCTACGCCAGTAGCGACAAGCGCCGGGTATTGTCCGAGAAGGATGCCGAATGCGGATTCATACAGCGGACCACACAGGATGATGGACGGCTCAACATTCATCGGTTCGCCGTCCGGACCTTCCAGCAATCTGAATGCTTTGATCATCAGCGCAAGTTCTTCTTTGGTTCCGACAGTCTGACCGGAAACATAATTACCGCGTGCGGCTGTGAAATGAGATGCACCAGCACCGGAAGCATTGATCAGCGTAAAAAGCGCCTTTTCGCGGGCGTTGTAAGACTTGCGCGCCATGTTCGTTGCCATCGTGGTGAACGCGCCCAGGTTGTCGTTGATGATGTCCTGACGACTCAAGCGCAATATAGCGCCACGGGTGCCAACCTGTCGAGTGTAGGTCTCTTCTGACAGGTTCATGCTTTGAAGTTCGCCACCGGCTCCAACAGTTTCAAGTGTGCCATTCGTTGCCATGCTGCACACCGTGTGCGCATGGAAGTTGGAGTGATTCGCCTTGCCGGCAATCTTCGGGGCCACCCAGCGTGGTTCCGCTGCAACCTTCGCCATAGCCTTGTTCGCTACATTGCCGAGAATGTTTGGAAGGTTTACGGTGCTGTAGCCGGACGCATTAACCATGGTGCCCGAAGCGTAAGCCCATGTTTCACGCCAGTTGCCAACAGTCACGCGACCGCGGCCACGATAGCCGTTGAGTTCAGCAGCCGCCATTATGATTTCCTGCAACCCCATTTCACGACCGAAACGACGCTGTGCCGCTTCGACGTTTTGAGCGCCGCACTCTTTCGCCGTGTCATCATCGCCGATACCGCCGGACAGCATTGCAGCCGCCGTAAGAATGGCCGGGCTGGTTTCGTTATTCCGTACGTTTACGTTCACGCGGTCTGGGATAGAGGCGCGCAGTAATTTAATTTCAAAATCGCGCGCGCTTGTTCCGTCGTTTTGCGCCTCGACCATGATGTCACGGATGCGCTCAACGACTTTCACGTTGTGCTTGTTTTCGTGAATGGCGGCGTAAGCCATGTCTTCGATAGCAGTGCAACGCCGCGCATCAGCAAGCGCCTCGTCAATCTTGCCAGATGACTTTGCTTCCACCTTGGAAACGTCGCCGCCGACAGCCTTCAGTTCGGCCAACAGTTCGGCCTTGTATTCAGCCTTGAGCGTCGCAAGTTCGCTGTCTTCGAGGTCTTCCACGTCAAGGCCTTTTGCCTCAATCCACGCCTTCAATTTTTCGTTCATCCTTTTTTTTCCTTTCGTTGCGTCGCCCCCGTCGGAGGCAACTAATGTGCTTGCATTTTGGTCAGCGCCTATGCTGACTACACTTATTTCCCGCAGACTGCCACGCCTCACTATGAGCGCGTCGCCCTTTACGGATTTGCCGTTCACTTTCGCCACTTCGCCGCGCCGAATATACTGACGCGATAATATCTCAACGCCTATGCTTGCCTGCCATGCGAAGCCAGCATCTGCGAGTGCAACTACACGGGCGGCCTCTTCGCTATCACCCAGCACTGGGCCGGAGGCGATGACTTGCCCGTTTTCAATCTTTACGCTGTCCGTCTGTCCGAAGATAGCGTCTACATCACGCCGGTGGTCAAGCATCAGCGGGGTAGGCTTGTCGGAAATGTACAGTCCGTTAAGGTCAATGTAGACTGGTACACCGAAGCCAACATTAAGCGCGCCGCCGGTATACGCGACCATGTTGATGCGACGCTGTTTTGGAGCGTCATCCTTTGTGCCAGCCGCAGCCAATACAAAATCAACCTTGCCATCTGTAGCGACGGCATGAATTGTTTTCGGAATGTCTGGAAAGTTAGCGGGCTTTTTAGTTCTGTTGCGCATCGTTATTGTCCTCCGAGGGAATTTGTGTTTTGGCAACACTTCCCAAAAGTTTGTCAGCAAGGCGGCTCCGGTATTCTTCCACCGTAAGCCCAAGACAAGCCGCCTGCTGGATTTGCTGCTCTTCCCAATCGTAGCCGGAGCGCGCCTGTTCGGTTGCTATGCTGGATTGCCCTGATTCAATGCGTACACGGGCGGCGTTAGCGGCCTTTAATTCGTCTACGTGTTCAATGCCCGGCCAGTACCATTGACGCTCTACACGCCCATCCATAGCCGCTTCTGGAAGCATTCCAGACATGCGCGCATCAGAAATCCACATATCAAAAATGCGGTCAAGGCATTGACCTGCGTAATCAGTTCTATCCACGTCTATCATTTTCAGGAACGCCTGATAATCAAGGCGGCCTGATGCAAAGTTGTGATTGCTCGCATCGCCAGTCACGATCATGGCGGGGATTTGCAACACACGCCCAATCTCGGCAAGGTACTGATGCACAGTCGCGGAAAATTCGGCGGTAGGTTGCTCTGCTTTTAATTGAAATGGTTCCCAGCCTTCGGGAAGGAATACGGCTTCATTGCGACGCGGCTCGATAGCAGGAAGGTTTCCGAGTTCAGTTCCATCGTCTGCCACCTGTGCGCCTTCGCCAGGAGGGCTGTCTGTCTTGAAATACATTGACACTTCTGCCGCTCGTTCTGCCGCGCTCAACACGGCCTGCATATATCGTCGCAATTGTGCAAATGTTTCGAGAGCGGCGGCAAGTTCAGGGATGCCCCTGTGCTGTCCTGGACGGTCTGCGCTGAAAAGATGGATAACGTTGCTTGCTGGAAGTTCGGTTGCAGAAAAATCAACAAATGACCTGCTATCACCGGGATGTGAGTTCAAAACATAATACGCAACGGGATTGCCATAGACATCAATTTTCACGCCGTCGATAACGTTTTCATCGGACATAAGGTTCCATGGCGTTTCGACCTGATCGGCTTCAATCAGGTTAATGTCTATCGCCGGCAGTCCCTCTGATTCAATCTTGGGATTGTTTATCATCTGCAAAAACACATCACCGGAGATGACTTGGCTTATGCGTGCCGTGCGTAATTTCTGCGCCAGTTTGACCGCCTGTGCCCACCGATAGAATAGCCGCTCTATCTGTTTGTTGGCTTCTGCGTCCGGCGTTAGGACCTGCAAACGCGGCCCCTGGCCAATAACGTAATTTGCCATTGTGTGAGCAATTCCGCGGGCATAGGGATTGTTTTCGAATTCATACCGGCTGCGAGAGCGTAGAATCTTGCGGATTTCAGAACGACCCGCCGAATCAGCCGACAGATAATCCGCGTTTGCCCAATGGCGGCGGTTTTGGTCATGGGTCTTGGCAGCATCGTAGGAAGCACGAATTATTTTTGCGCGTGGTTGAGTTGGCTTGCTGCCAAATATGGATTGTAGCAGCCCCATTAGTCTGTCGCCCCGCGTGCAATCGTGCGAACCCGTGCCATTTTGTTGTAGGGATTGCCGCTTGTGAGGGCGGCGGCTTTGCGCCTGTACTTATCCGCTGCAATCTGATCGGATAGATCGTGCTGGGTGACTGTTGTCCCGTCGGAGATAACAGTCTTTGGGGCTGCTGCGTTTTCCGCAATCTGTTCAGATGTAATAGACATGCCCGCTTTTTATCATAGCGGGCGCGAGAAATCAAGCGGTTTTAGCGTTTCTTGGAAAGTTTTTCAGGGGGTGTAAAAAAACAAAAAGCGCGGGATAGAATTAACTATCCCGCACTACCATTGCTTTGCGCTCCAATGCAGTGCTTTGCAGTGCCCTGCCCTGCAGTGCCTTGCTTTGCAGTGCGCTGCGCTAAAATCTATTCGGTCTCTATCTCATGCAATGAGCGTAATGCCTCAATGCGTGATTTGTGTAATGCTGTAATTTCCATTCCGTGTATCTGCAACCGTCGCATGTGTACTGCCTGTTCCTCTGTTGTGAGGTTATTTATATCAACAGCCGCATTCTGCGCGTATAAGCGCTTCATATACTTCCTTGCTCCCTCGTATTCTTTCGGATTATGCACTGCTGCCTGCTTATCCGAACAAATTCGTATGCCGCCCTTTTCAACCTTGATAGTCCAGACAAGCCCCTTAGAAAATAAATACGCTCGCATCTGCTTAATGATTCGCAGCACCTTGAATTTATATCGTTGCGTGTCTGGATTGCTGCCAATAATCTCAGTGAGTTTTTCCGGCGTGATGTAGTCGCCT